CACGTTGTGCATGGTCGAGGTCAGGAGTTCGTCCCAGGTTGCCGGAACGTGTGTGGCGAGAGCCATCGGATGTGCCCCTTCGGGGTTGACCGATCAGCGGCGTCGAGCCTCGACTTCGTCGTAGGCGGCGGCGATCGCATCTCGGTATGACGAGTACGACGGATTCGCAGGAGTCGGCGACCCACCGTTCACACCAGTTCCGTTGCTGACCACCGCAGCCGCTTGCGCCGCTGCCGCTTGACGCTGAGTCTCCGTCTCCTGCTGCTGCGCTGTCGATTCCTGCTGCGCAGACCGCTGGGCTTGGAAAGCCATCGCCTGGTACACCATCGGGAGCATCTCGATGCCCAGCCCCATTTGCATGGTCTGGCCCACGACCGCCCTGATCTGATCGTCGTTCAATCCGTACTGCTGCTGCAGCCCGGTCACCGCGCTTCGTAGCTGATCGTCGGCTTCGCGTTGAGCGATCCGCTGTTCGAGCGCCAGGCGGGCCTGACGTTCGACGGCGATTTCGCGTTCGAGGGGATCGTCGTACTCGGGTTCCGCCTCAGCTTGGGCTGCTGCCTGTTGCTGCGGTGTGAGACCGAGATATTCCTCGACGGTCATGCCTGCCCGTGAGGCAAGCACTTGCATCGTCAACCCAGGGTTCTGCCGCATCGCCTCATGGAGTCGCAGCGCATCTTCATGCTCTCTGCGTTGTTCCGCGATCTGCTGACTGTGGCGAGTGAACGCCGCCTGGCGTTGATATCCCTGCAACGCTTCCGACAGTGGAACCGATATTTCCTCGCCATCTACTTTGACTCGGACATGCCTGCTGGCAAGGTCGTCGTCGATGTCGAGATATTCAGGCTCTGCTACCGCTTGCGATTGTTCGGACTGTTCTGGCGAAGTCTCGGCTTGTCCGCTCGACGCGGGACCGCCCTCAACCGGAGCCTCAGACGAGGCTGGTGCATCACTCACGAGTGCCCCTTTGGATTTGTTCGTGGTGAAGCGGGATCATAGCCCAGGTCAGTAGGGCGGCATTGCCTCCATCGGCGGCGCCTGACCGGGGGGCATCATCTCCATGTCCGGCGGTCCTTGCATCATCTCTGCCGGGAATGGCATCGTCTCCATTCCTGGCGGCGGTCCAGGCGGCAACGGCGGTGGGCCCGGCGGCGGGCCACCGAGTTGCTGCAACGACTGATCGACGCCTTCCGGCGGTGGCGGTGGCGGCGGCTGCTGCACGAAGCGTCCGGCGTCTTTGATCCCGAAGCCCTTGGTGAGCAGTTCCTGATAGAGCGCGGGCATGTTGACGACACCGGCTTCGATGAACGGGATCGAAGCATCGACGATCTGCATGGCCGACTGACGCCGGAACGTCTCGTTGCGCGGTTCGGTCGAGCCGCCCTGCACTTCGAAATCGAACTCGCCTCTGATCCGGTCCTTGTCGAAGTTGACCCAGCCCTTGACCGGCATCGTCACGATCCGAGCAACCTGATCGCCGGTCGTGTACTGCTGCATCAGGCCGACGACGCGTTCAGCAATCTCGCTCAGCACCAGTTCGACCTTGGCGAGACGGTCCTGCGCTCGCGCGTTGGCGGCATCTTGGATCATCGCCGCCTCGGTAGCGGTGCGCCGGATCGCCTGTTGCGGTGAGCCGCGCTGGTAGTCGCTGACACCCGAGACGCGATCCAAGTCGTTGCTGATCATCGCCGACTGATCGAAGAACTCGGCCGGGGTGACGACAGCGGGCACCGGTGACATCGCGGTCGACGGGTCGCCATCGCCCTGGACGGGGATGAACACGTTGTCGCGCTCGGACTGCATTGCTTCGATGCCGTCCTGATCGAAGCGATCCTTGGCATACGTCCACGCCCGCCGAAACTTCTTGCGGTAGTTGAACATCTGCGTGCGGGTCTCGTTCAGTTCGAGTTGCAGGGACTCGATCTGGGCGACGTCGCCGAGCGGATAGAAGTGGTCGGGCACTTCGTAGTTGCGCAGCATCACGAACGGATGCCCGAACGCGTACGGCATCTTGGTCGGCTTGATCAGGTACACCGGCTCATCGCCGTCGTCGCTCGACATCGCGAACGTGCACACCTTGTACCGCTTCAAATCGTAGAACTCGATGATTTCGCAGAAACGGATCGCACCCTGGTTGGGCTTCTCGCTGCTGTCGCGGGCGTCGCCGCTCTTGTCGGTGTCCCAGCGCGACCAGCTACTGCCGGTGACGCGCTTGCGAGCGGTCGGCGAGTAGCGGCTGTCGACCTGCACGTCCTGCACCGGACGCCACGTCCGCTGGGCGATCCAGCGCATCTCTTTCGGATGGCGAGCGTCGGGATCGACGAACATATCGAAGATCGAGATGCGCTCGACGAAGGGGCGATCCTCGTCCCATTGCATCATCTCGGATTCGACGTTGCCCTCTTTGTCTTCGCGGTCGTCGATGCCTTCCTCGGGCCCGGCGTCGACCTCGTCGCCGGTCTGGGTCTCGGTGTCGGCGGGCTTGACCTCTGGCTTCTTCGTCCACTTGTAGCCGACCTTGATCCAGCCGTGCCCGGCGAGCAGCCAGTCGAGGATCGCCAGTCGGAACTCGCGCTGGTAGCCGTAGGTCCGCCACAGCCAGTTGAGCACTTCTTCGGTGATGATCGCCGTGAAGCCGGACTCGGGGTTGCGGGCGTTGACGACGAAACGCGGGTTGTTGATCGCCACCGCCGGGCCCATCACGTTGATCGTGGCGAACACCATGTTGACGACGAGCGCGTCGGTCTTCGGTGCGCCCTCGATGTAGCGCCCTTGGTACAGGTCGATGTAGCGCTTCCAGGCGTTGTCGTAGTTGGTGGTCTTCGATGTGCGCCAGTTCTTCGAACGCGCCAACTCGTTCTGATAGAAGTTCAGCAGTTCGGCCTGCGTCTTGATGTCACACCGCCCATTTCTCGCCCGCGAGAATCGCGTAGGCGTGTTGGAACGAGATGCCGAGATAGGCAGCGATGTGTTGCCCCGTCATCACGCCGTCTTGATACCAACGTCGGGCGAGCCACACGTCGCTTGCTGTCAGCCGATGGCGACCGTGCCGCTCACCACGCGCCGTCCGACCCTTACGCGAGGCATCTTGCATGTTGTCAGCGCGCGTCCCGATCCGCAGGTGATCAGGATTCACGCACGGCGGGTTGTCGCAGACATGCATCACGTCCTTGCCCCTGATCGCATCTTCGCCGTGAATATCGGCCATCACCCTGCGATGGGCGAGCACGCTGCCCGATATCCGGCCATAGCCGTCTTTGGTCCGTGCCCCCTCCCACTCAATGCAATCCTTCACGATTCCGCCCTCTCGATCTTCGGATTACGCGCCAACTCGCGTTCGTTGTCGGTGCCGAGATGCTCGCGCAGGAACTCGCCTTTGGTCATGTGCCACCCGCCGTGGCCGACGAGTGCCCCGCCGCGGAAGGCGAAACCGACGCCTCTTACCCGACAACGGAAACACTCGTCGCGCCCCGGTTCGGCCTGCTTACCGCAGGCACAGTTCACGTCACTCCGGTTTGCTGATCCAGCCACGTCACGAGCGTCGACCGGTTCTGACCCTGACGTTCGCGATCGACCAGCGCTTGGATGATGTCGTCGCGCTGGTCGTCCATCGCCAGCCCATTGACGTATGCCTTGACTTCGTCAATGGTGCCGTCGAGCGGGTCCTGCACGGGGTCCTGGGTGCCGGGCGCAGTCGTGGTGCGCTCGGACAGCAATAGCGGGGTGGCATCGGGCGGCGTGGAGTACTCGCCGCTGTAGCCGGTGTAAGTCACCGTGTAGTCGAAGTAGCCGGTTTGGCTGCTGACGGCGGTGATCTTGTACTCGACCCACTTGCTGGTGTCGTCGCGGTAGTAGATGCGCAGCGGATCATTGACCGCCCAGGTGGCAGTCGGATCGCTGCCCTGCGACACGGTCTTGCTGACGAACACATGCGTCACTGACGTCGGCTGCACGCTATTGACGCGGACCTCGCCCGCGAGGATGCCAGCCGCTGCCAACCCGGTGTCGAACAGCCACACCGCGAACGGAATCGCCGTACCCGCACCAGTACCGGGCCACAGCTTGCTACCCCAATTGATTCCCAGCGGCGGATTCTCGCGAGTCGACCACCGGCGCTGTGGCTTCTGATGCCGACCCTTGGCGATCGGACGTTGGCGCTGGATGCGGGTCTTTGCCATCAGCGCTCGTTGTCCTTGTCCTTGCGGCTCTTGGCGCTGCGACCCTGACGGCTGTTGTCCACGTCATCACCGGGGCGGACTGCTTCGGTGCGCTGCGTCCCGCCCTCGCTGGCGCGCTTGTCCTTCAACCCTTCGGCGGCGTCGGACATCTCCTGGCGGATTTCCTCGCCTTCGCCTTCCTCGGTGCGCTGATCGAGTTGCTGTTGGCTGTACGGGCTGGGGATGATGTTGTCGTCGTTGCCGACCAACGGATCGTCGAGCGACGCTCCCTGATATTCCTCCAACGCATCAACGCTGGCCTCGTAGCCCTCGCGGCCGGAGCCGCGATCGGTCTGATCGGCTCGGGCTCCGGTCTCCTGCTTGCTGGTTGCCATTGTGCTTGCCTCCTGGTTGGTTGGATTCTGTCACTTACGGCGAACCGCGAACGCGCCAATCGGATCGCGGTCCTTGGTGATCGACTTGCGGCCGTTGCCGTGGATGACATCAGAGAAACTGTCCCCGAATGTCCGGCGTTCCCACCATCCAAGCGTTCCCGGCGGTGGTTCGGCTTTGGGAACGAACTCTGAGAACCACACGTACTTCAACATCTGATTGGCGATCGCCAGGCTGATCACACGGTCATCGAACGGCGAGCCCTGCATCTTGCCCCTGTCGGTGCGCACGAACGTCCGCAGTTCGGCGAGCGTCTCGGCGTCGTGCAGCTTCAACTTGCCTTCCGGGCGTAGCTCTTTCGCCAACTCGTCGATCATCAACGGCTTGGTCACCTGCGTAGTGTGAAAGCCCAACACGTCAGTAGGGACGGAGTGTTTGTACTTCGGGGAACGCTCGTAATAGATGGGGAAGTAGCGCGCGCGCTGGATCGCCTTCAACACGGTCAGCCCGTGATTGTTCGATTCGACCCCAAGCAGGGCTTGGCGATAGAAGCGCCCGAGGGGGACGAGCACTTCCGAGCCGAACAGGTCGGGGTCGATGATGCCGTGCCAGTGGGCGACGACTTCACCATTGCGGGCGTTGATGACGTGAGCCGATGCTTTGTCGCTGTGCTCCAAGCCTTGCGACGGGTCGGCGCCGACAACGTAACGATCAGATTCTTCGGGCCACTCCCAGATGCGCAGGGCACCCCCATCTTCTACGAAGCGCAGTTCGGGGGTGAGGTATCCGCGCACGAGTGGATCGCTCGACTCAATCTCGCGCAGCATCCGAAGATCGAAGACCGGCCGTCCTGATTTCAGGAACGCGTCCTCGGGGTTATCGGGGTACTCCTGCGCCATCTGCCAGTCAGGCAGTTCGCTGTTCTTGGCGTCGTACCAATCCTGATCGCGACCGTTCGCCGACCACGGGAAGAACAGCGGCTCGAAGCGGTTGTTGCCGCTGATCGCTTCGCCCCACAAACGGTGGAACAGGTTGCCTTCACCATTGGCGGTGGAGAGCATGATGATGCGACCGCCGACATCGGCGACGGGCTCGATGGCGCCCCACGCTTCCTCGGAGTTGGGCAAGAAGGCGAGTTCATCGACAACGACCATGTACGCCGACTCGCCACGAGCCGGGTCCGATGCTGACGGCAACGACTCGATGTACGAACCGTTGGTGAACTCCAACTTGGTCAGCGTCTGATTGACGGGACCGCCGCGCCACTTCATCCACTCCGGCAGGAACTGGTAGCCGTACTTCGCTTTGCTCAACAGCTTGATCGCTTCACGCTCGGTGCGGCTCAACATCAGGATCGCCCGGTCGGGATAGAAGAAGCACAGCCAGAAGCAGTACGTCGCGATCAGCGTCGAGAATCCGATCTGGCGTGCCTTCAAGATCAGGCTGTAGCGATAGTTGAGCCACGAGTGCACGGTCTCGATCTGCGCTTCGAACAAATCGAAGTTGATCCGTCCCCGCTCGGGGTGACGGATATGCCAGAAGTGTTCGCAGAAGTAGAGGAAGCCGTCGAGCAACTTGGCGGGGTCATCGGTGGTGGGCGCGCACATCCGCCATTGCTTCTCGTTCCAGATTTCCTCGAACGAGTAGTCGGTTTCCTCGATGATCGTCACGGCGTCGGATCGGGGGGCCAGTTGGCGACGACGGCCGATGTGATCTGCCCATCGGTGACGACATCGGGATCGTGGCCGGGAGTGCCGCGACCGGCGAGCACGCCGCCCTCGTATTCGGCTTGCACGGTCTGCCCGACCGCCCAATGCAGGCCGGTCATGTTGGCGTACCCGAGCCGGACCTGCGCCCCGAACGCGGTCGCGGCGAGGACCGGGTTGTTGATCGCTTCGCCGTAGGCCGCGGCTTGGATACGGATTTGCAGGTTGGGGTCGTTCGCGGCTTGCGACACGATGTTGAAACTCATAGCAATGCCTCCAACATTTCGATGCGCTTGGTCAACTGTTGAACGTGGTCGAGCAGGGCGACGGTGACCTGCGCGTAGTCGATGCCGAGCACTTCACCATCGGCGTTGTGATCGACCGCTGACGGCAACACGGACTCGACTTGTTCAGCGATCAGGCCGAGCCGTTCACGCGTGCCTTCATGGCCGAGGATGCCGTCCTGCGGCACCATTTGGTAACGCTCAGTCGTGTATTCGTCATCACCATCAAGCGGCGCGATCCGCAACATCGGCACCTTCGGTCGGAACACCACCGGCCGCAACGACATCACGTCCGGCACGGCAACAATGTCGTCGCGGGGGTCACGCACCACGATCGGTGCGACGTGCTCGCGCAGCGGGCGCACCTCGCGCTTCATGGTGATCGAGGACGACACCGTGAACGCTGACGCGAGAATCGGCACATAGCCGGTAATCACGCCGTTCACGCACTTGACGCGCTCGCCGTCAACCCCAGCACAAGCAAGCTGCGGGGCGGAGCCGGGCGAGTGGAGCGTGAGCCGGGCCTGTGCGTTGCTGCTGCTTGTCGGGTAGGCAAGAAAGTGACCGCTGGACCAGTAGTAGTCGGGCGATTCATAGCTCGATGTGATCCCGCGCACGGCGTTGAGGCGGGAGGCATCCATCGTCATCGACGCCGCGGCACCGCCAACCGTGCGCCAGTAGTGGTTGTTGCCGTCGTAGTAGATCGCGCCCTTGGAATCAAGATGGACGTAGGTGCCGTCCGACTTGATCTGCGGCCCAGCCAAACCCCCGAGTTGCAGGCTGCCCGCGAGTGTGGCGATCAATCCGAGGTTGTTGATGTAGAGCGCGAGCCGAGAGTTGGGCCGGTTGTAGATGAACAAGTCCTTGACGCCGGTGGCATTCCAGTCCTGACCAATCTCCCAGCCGAGACCAATACCGATCTTCGCTCGCCGTGACGCGGCGTGCGCCGATTCATAGATCATCAGCCCTGGCGGCGTCAGCAGCGTGTCGCCGCCGCCGATGGCAACCTCACCGCCCCAAGTGTTGAGGTTGAGGGCGATGTTCGCACCTGCTGCCGTGCGGGCCTGGATGGCCTGCGGTGCGAGCATCAACCGATTGGCCTGACCGATCGTCAGCGCGTGAACCAGCGACGACGCGCTGATGATTGTCGAATCGGTCAACCACAGCTTCGGCAGCGCGGTATCCCAAATCGCGTCGCTCAACGTCGCCGACTGCTTGACGAGAATGTCGCCGAGCACGCCACCTGGCGGCAGCGGTCCACCACCAACACCAACGTCGACCCACGCCCCACCGCTGCGGACTTTGAGGGCGCCCATCTATCTCACCGGCCCAACATCTTCGGCATAGAAGTACGAAATCTCTGGCTCGCAATACAGCGTGCCCGTCGCGCCCTCCATGGTGAGCGTGACATCGAACAACTTGGTCGTCCCATCCCCATCGAGCAGCCAATGGACGTTCACGATGTCGTAGAAGTTCGTGATGCCCAGCTTCAACGGCTGCGCCCACGGAACGGCCACACCGTTGATCCGCAACGTGACGCGGGTGTAGACGTTGCCTTGGGAATACAGGGCGCGCCCCAGGAAACAGATGCGATACCTGCGCCCTGCCGTCATCACGACACTGAGTTGATTGGTCACGACAGCGGCGACGCCGGAAGTCAGGGCAACCGAAGCGGCAACAAACGCGCCCTTCTTGACGACGCCCCACGGCAACTGCGCGATCGCGGCCTGGATCGTGGTCGCCGTCAACGGCACGGTCGGTGTAAACGACACATTGGACGCAGGCATCGGTGGCGCCACCGCGTCGTCGTCGTACCACAGGTCGACGAGCGGGTTGGTCGGGAACGGATCGTCCGGCCGCACCATCACTTCGTCGGGCCCGATCGGACCCTGGGCGCCGGTCGCACCCGCCGGACCCTGCGAGCCGGTGTCACCCTTGACGCCTTGCACGCCCTGCGGGCCCTGGGTACCTTGCGCCCCGGTGGCACCGGTATCGCCCTTGATGCCTTGCGGACCTTGGGCTCCGGTGTCACCAACTGGACCCTGAGCACCGGTCGTTCCTGTGTCGCCCTTGACGCCCTGCGGACCCTGAGCGCCAGTCGCGCCGGTCGCACCAACCGGACCCTGAACGCCGGGATCGCCTTTCAGTCCTTGCGGGCCCTGCGCGCCAGTCGCACCGGTATCGCCCTTGACGCCTTGCGGGCCAGTGGGACCGACCGGGCCCGGCACGGTCGAGTCGGCGCCAGTGGCGCCAGTGTCGCCCTTGACGCCTTGCGGGCCGGTTGGTCCGGTTAGGCCGGTATCGCCCTTGACGCCTTGTGGTCCTTGCGCGCCGGTCGGGCCGATCGGACCTTGCGCGCCAGTAGCGCCGGTCGCGCCCTGGATGCCTTGCGGTCCCTGCGGGCCCTGCGGTCCTTTGATCGAACCGATGTTGACCCAGGCGGTGCCGTTCCACATCCAGCCGTTGCCGCCGGAGTCGATGACATAGTCACCGTCGCCGTGGGGTGGCGGCACCTGCGCATCGGTGGGTGGGCCAGGTGTCGGAATGGCACCAATGAAGTTGCTGCTGCCACCACCACCGCCGCCTTCTTCGAGTTCAGCGATGCGCTTCTGTAAATCGAAGAACGCCCGGCGCTCAGGGTCGCGGGTACGCGCCTCGTACCCAGGGTGCCCCGGTCGTAACGTCACGACGCCCGGTCTTGCTCCCTGGCGGCACGTTCACGGGCAACGAACTGCCCAGCGATCGCATCGAGTTCTGCGTCGGTGAGGTCTTTGGCGGGGCGGTTGACGGTGATGTCGAGTCGCTGCGGCTTCAAGCCGTCGACGAGTTCCATGTACTTCGAGGCGGCTGCGACGTGGCGTGGATCATCGCCATCGGTACCGGTCTTGTAGAGGGTGTCGAGCAGGTTCTGCTTACGCTCCGGCGACCCGACCGTGGAGAGGTAGTGCTGCTCCCAGGCATCGAGGAATGTGCGTTCCTTCTTCCAACGCGTCAGCGTCGCTTCCGGTATCCCGTGTTGCTCGGCGAACCCAACTTGGTCGCGCGGATCACGGTCGCGTTTGGGCGTGCACAGCCATTCGATGAAGACCTGCCGCCGAAAGTCATCGACGTCCGACACAGGGTCATTGTGTCAGACTGCGCGGAGCACGACCGACAATGGGAGGTCTCATGCTTGCTGATATCGCGCACGGGCACGTCGACGGCGCCGATGTGTTCTTCCTGATCGCAGTCATCTTGGCGGTCGTCGCGGGTCTGGCCTACGCCAGCCGCCGCGCCGACGCCTTACCGTGGGCACCGGTCGCGCTGTCGTTCGCGGTGGCCTGCGCGGCGCTCGCGTGGCTGCTCTTGTAACGGTGATCCCTTCGGCTTGATCGCCAGCGATCTGCACGCCTTCGGCGTTCCAACGGTTGATCAGCCGCGCCTGTTCGTCGGGCTCCAAGATTCGCTCCTGCCCGGCGAACCAGCGCAGCAGTATCCAGCGTCCTGTTACGCCTTCGCCCAAATCGAAATCCAGTCGATTTCGACGTCGCCTTCGACGTTGGCGGCGGGCATCCCGCCGGACAGTTGCGTCTCGGTCTGAATCACCCAATGCATCGAGCCCGAGCAACCCTGGTAATCCTGGGGGACGCGCTCTGTGGTGCGGCCAATCTCCTGGTCGTCAAGCTTGAAGACGCACAAGTCCTTCGACCACTCGATCGCGTAACGATGCCATTGCGTCATGTCGCAGGGCTTGTTGCCCATCGCGTACTGGTCGCTGCCGGACGTGGCGCCGACCCGATGGCAGAACCCGCCGACATGGTCGAGCGTCTTCAAGTCGACCTCGGGGAAGTCGATTTCGCCGATCCCACCTGAGACCATGTTGCCGGTATTGGGGTCCTTGTGCTGGGTGTTGGTGCCGTAGTCCGGCCACGTCAGCCACGCCACCTTGTAGCCGGGAAGTTCATCGGGGAAACGGGCGCAGATTTCGTAGCGTCCGAACAACTGCCCCGGCCACTTGATGTCGGTGCCGTCGATCTTGGGCACCGGGGCGCACACCTGGGGTCGGCCGTTCTTGGTGTGGATGTGCATGTTGAGGATGCTGTCGTGCGCCGAGAGCGTGGTCGCCGGGTTGTACTGACCGTTCTTGGACGTGTCGTAATAGTTGTCGGGGTAGGCCAACAGCTTCCCGTTGTAGGGGCCGGGGAAGGCGCCGACCGCGAAGTCCTGATCGAAGTCGTCGTGCCAGATGTTGCGCCAGCCGGGCAGGTCGCCGGTCGGCAGCGCGAAGCCGCTGGCGTTGCTGCCGCTGGGCGGGGGTTCCGTGCCGCCGCCACCCTGCTCCAAGTCGACGTACTCGGTGAGCAGTTGGGTGAGGTTGTCGCGCAGTTCTTGGACGTACTGAAACGCGGGTGTCGACATGGCAGTCCTTTCGTTGGTTGATGCCTGCCCCGGCGAGAGGCTCACAGTAGTCCTACATCTGATGTAACAAAGTAATAGGTGAGTTATATGATTGCGACTATCTGCATGGCGTGGTACCATTAGCTCCATGCAGTTGACTGAACGCCCTGCCACCACATCAACCGATCCCAAGGAAGTCAGCGTGCAGATGAACCTGCGCGTGCCCTGGTTCTACCGTGAGCAGTTGATCGCCGAGGCCCATCGTCAGGGCATCTCGATCAACCGCCTGCTGGTCAACCTATTGGTCCGCGGCCTGCCCCCGGAGCGATGAGGGTCGCCGGGATCGACCCCGGCGTGAGCGGGGCGATCGCATTGATCGACGACAGCGAACGGATCGTGGCCGACCTGCCGACCGTCTCGGTCGGGTCCACCAAACAGGTTGACCCGGTTGCCCTGTCCGACCTGCTTCGGGCTTGGGAACCTGAGCGAGTCGTGATCGAGGACAACCGGGCCAACGGCGGGAATGGCAGTCTCGCAAACTTCTCGATGGGGATGTCGATGGGTTTGTGCATCGGCGTGATCAGCCTCGGTGGCTACCAACTGATCCGCTGCAAGCCGCAGGAATGGCAACGCTCGGTGGGGCTGGCGACGGTGCCCGCCAAGCAACGCAAGCCAGCGTCGGCGATGCGGGCACGCGAGTTGTTCCCGGCACTCGCTCCGACGTTGACGCGCGTCGCCGACCACAATCGCGCCGAGGCGCTGCTGATCGCCGAGCACGGAAGGCGGATGGGATGATCGCCCGTTTCATCGGAGGATGGCTCGACGGCACCGAACAAGACGTGATGGGCGCGGAAGCCGTACACCCCATCATCGACGACCAATACAACGCCGACTACGCCGCCTGGTTCGCGCAGTACGGCATCGCTCGCGCCTGGCGATGGGCAGGGGGCGAGCCGGATGACGACATACCCCCGCCGCCGCCCATGCCCAGCGAGCATTACCGCTGGGAACGCGATGGCGATGACTTCGTGCTGGTCTTTGATCGGATCACGCGATGAGCGATGCGACACCCCTTTGTCACGATGCCTTCGTGAAGACGTTGCAGCACTTCGAGAAGCACGGCGCGACTCGCAACGAGCGTGACCTGGCGACGATGGCGCTCAACATCTACACGCTCGTTCCAACCCATCCACTGGTTGTCCACTTCGTCAACCAGTTCACCTTGAAAGCAACCGCATGAGCATCGACATCGAAGAACTGGACGCGGTCCGCAACGACTACCGGCGTGCCAACGGGGCACCGCAAGTCGTGATCGACGGCAAGAACGAACGGTTCAGTCGGCCGTCATCGTTCGCTGATCCGCTCGACGACAAGAGCGCGCTGGTGAACTGGAAGATCGACCGGGCGTGTGTCGGCGTCGGACGCGATCGCGCGCTACAGGCGCGGTGGTGTGCCATTGATCCAGACGACAAGGATCAGCGCCAGGAGAAAGAGAAGCTGCGGCAAGACTCCATTTCAGCCGGTCGTGGTGCGGAGGCTGCTGATATCGGTACCGCGTTGCACGCGATGTCAGTCCGCTGGGAGAACGATCCGAAGTTCTCGCCACCGGAGCCGTACCTGTCGTCGCTGATGGCCTACGAGGCGCAGATGAAAGTGCTCGGTCTGCGCTCGGTGCTGTTCGAGTTCCAGGTCGTCAACGTCGAGCACCGTTGCGCGGGGACCGCCGACCGGCTGTACGAGTTGCTGGAACCGTTGACAGCGCCGGACGGAACGATCCTTGAAGCAGGCAGCTACGTCATCGGCGACTTGAAGACGGGCGCCAAGTTCGAGTACTCGATGCCGTCGTACTCGGTGCAGATGGCGTTGTACGCCGGGGGCCAGCGCTACGACGTGATCGAAGACGTGTTCATCGAGACGCCTGACATCAACCAGGCGTGGAGTCTGATCGTGCACATGCCCGCCGACGATCCGGGGACGTGTGAGTTCCTGTGGTGCGATCTGGAAGTCGGTCGCTACGGGGCGTACATCGTCGATCAGGTCAAGCTGTGGCGCAAGAACTGGCGGGCCGGTGAGTTCGAGTTCGCGATCGCCACGACCAGCGAACCGCAGCCGACGACGATCGGGCTGAACCCCGTCGAAGACGGCGTCGTGGAAGTGTGGGGTCCCGAGCCGGTCGCCGCTGACCCCGATGGTCCCGCAACCGGAACGTCCGGCGATCGGCTCACAGAGTCTGGCCCAGACGCGGCCGAGCCCGTCGCCATCGGGGCAGGAAGCGACGGGCTCGGAGAACCGTTGGACGGTCACATTGCTTGGGCTAAGGAACGCCTCGCATACATTGCCCAGCACGACGCCGCCGCGAAACGACTGATGGCTCGCTGGCCGGTCGGGCTGCCGACGCCGAAACAGGGGATTGTGAACATGGAGCAGGTGCTTCGTGTCAACGATCTGCTGTCTGAAATCGAGGCTGAGTTCCAACTTAGCTTCGTCCCAAGGCCGACATCCATCCTGGGTGTCGGCCCATCAACCCACAGAAGGGGAAAGTGATATGCCTGTTCCATTGAGTGATATCGGAGGCGGTGGCCGCTCCTGGTCGCCGGAAACGATCGGCGAGAAGATCGCCGGAACGATCCGCACGGTCGATCGCCGGACGCAGCGTGAGTTCGGGTCCGGCAAGGACTTGACCTGGGATGACGGTCGCCCGCGGCTGTTGACCTACATCGAGTTGGAAACCGAGATGCACGACGACGAGGAAGACGACGGCGTGCGTGCGATCTACGCCAAGGGCGGCAAGAACTTCGAGCCCGCCCAGGGCAGCGGCACGTCGATGGAAGTCGCGATCGCGGAAGCGGTCAAGGCTGCCGGGGCTTCGTCGATCGACGAAGGTGCGACGCTGGCGATCCAGTTCACCGGGATCGCCAAGCCGACGACACGCGGCTACCAGGGCGCCCGTCTCTTTCGTGCTCAGTACAAAGCGCCGGTCACGTCGGTCTCGGCCGACGACCTGTTCGGCGATCAGTGATGGGAGCCGTCCTGGCATCGGTCGAAGGCCGTGAGCCAGAGCCGGTCGATGATGTCATCGACCGGCTACGACGGCTCGTCGACGAACTGCGAGCGGTCCCCGGCATCAGCGCCGCGATCGCCATTACGGTTGACATCAAGATCGGGGGCAGCGATGCAGAAGGTGACGTGTGAGGGCTGCGGCGCCGTGGGTGATCCCACGGCGCAAGCCTTCTTCCAAATGGTGACCGGCTGGCGCCGGTTGTACCCATCGACACAGGGGTTGCGTGGCCGCAAGGCCGAGCAGCGTTTCGCCTGCCGAGCGTGTGTCGACGGTTTCGAACGGGCAGGTTTCCAATGGCAGCAGCCGTCGCTGTTCGAGACCCAGCCATGAACCGAGTGCTGACCTTGGCTGGCATCGGCGTCGCGGCCTATGTGGTCTGGGCTGCCGCCAGGGTCGGAGCGGGGGCGCGCAAGCGTCCCCGCTCTACCTTCATCCCCTACATCGACAACCGGCATCCGGCGTCGTGGCTGCGACCATGAACGGCGTCGAGTTGTGCAAGAGCGACACCTGCCGCAACTTGGCGCAGCGTCGGGGCTGGTGCTGGAAGCACTACAACCGCACGCGAGCGATGACCGACGAGAGCCGCTCGACGAACCACGGGATGGCGACGCCGCTCGGGCCGTGCCTGTGCGCCGAGCCGAAACCGGCGGTGATCAAGTGGTTCCAGGGTGGCTACGCGGATCGCGAACCACAGCCAGGTGATGCGGTCGAGTGCCGTCACTGTGGCCGTCCGATTGCGGCATTCTTGGGTCGTGGACCTCAACCATGACAACACCATCTGGATCGTGGTGGCGTTCCTGTTCCTGGTGGCGCTGACGATCCTGGCGATCGTCGCGTTCGCGTAGGCTCGTCCGTCTTCGGGGCTCGTTGGAACAGACGAGGCCCACCGGTTTCCCGGTGGGCCTCGTCCCATCAACCCATTGATGAAAGGTCTGCGCTGATCACGCAACCACCAGCAGGAACCCCCGTGTGAAAGGAACCGAACAGGCATGGATGACAATAGCAGCGACAACGAAGAAGGCGCCGAGCGCGGAGTTCGTGATGAAGCCTGCGACTACGGGCGCGCTGGGATATCAGTGTTCCCGGTCCATTACGCCCCCGGCGCCCAGGACGACAAGGCGCCGATGCCGGGCTACCTGTGGCAAGACCGGGCGACCGACAGAGTCCAGTACATCGTCGAGGATTTCGAGGATGCGATCCGGTTGTGGGGCGAAGCCAACGTGTCGATCGCCTGGGCGCTCGGCCAGGACGGCTACATGGCGATCGACCTGGATCAGCCAGACGACCCGGAATGGTGGCACGCCGTCGACTACGCCGGGATCACCAACGTCACCAAACGTGGCGTCCATCTGATCTTCAAGAACCCACCGGGGATCGAGCCATCGAACTCGACGGCACAGTTCCCGACACGCGGTTGGGGCGATGTTCGTGGAACCGGTGGATACATCGTTATCGCGGGTCCTGATCGTCCCGGCTTTGATGCTGAACAACTCGGTCAGGCGCAACCGTTCCCGCGCCCGGAATGGCTGACCGAATATGGCGGCGGGGCGACTGCGGTGTCGATGCAAAGCGTCATGGACTTCGCCAACGCCCACAACACATCGAGCGATATCGCTGCCGAGCGCCACAAGCTGAACGGGATCGTCGGCATGGTCGACCGCTTCATGGAATCGTGGAAAGGCGAATCCGGCGGGCGTCACGACTACTGCCAATGGATGCTGGCGGCGGTCGCCGAGGAATCGGGCAAGGGCTACTACCCCTTCAAGGCGGGCGTCCAGATCACGCGCGAGTGGTGGAAGACGGTGATGGCGAAAGAGCCGCAGCGTTGGGATCGCGAGTTCGAAGGGATGTTGCGTTGGGCGGTCGGCAAGGCGCAAGGAAAGGCGCCGTTGCCGACCGTAGAGCCGGACACGGGTGAGGCGCCCGACCTGTTCGCCGACGATAACACCGACCCAATCGCCCACATTGAGATGGTCGATTGGACGGCGCTGTGGTCAGCGGAACGGGCACCGGAGGAATGGATCGTGGATCAACTGTGGCCGCGCGGGCGCTCGATCCTGCTCCACGCCCCGGCGAAGGAAGGCAAGAGCGAACTGGCGCTGTACTGCGTGGCCTGCCTGGCGCTCGGCGTCGATCCGTGGACGCGACAGTCGATCGAGCCGATCCGGGTGCTGTACCTGGACTACGAGATGACCGAGAATGACCTGCTCGATCGGCTGCAGGACTTCGGCGTCACGCCCGACGACGACCTGAGCAACTTGCGCTACGCGCTGTTGCCATTGATCGCACCGCTGGACACGCAGCGGGGAGCGAATGAACTGGCGGCGTTGGTAGCCCGAGAACGCCCTGATTGCGTCGTGATCGACACCTTCGGACGGGCCGTCGAGGGGGAGGAAAACGACGCTGACACGGTGCGTGACTTCTTCCGGCTGACCGGGGTGACGTTGAAGCGCGCAGGCGTGCCCTATGCCCGCACCGACCACACCGGCAAGGACCGGGCCCGTGGGGTACGCGGCTCGTCAGCCAAGAACGACGACGTCGACATCGTGTGGTCGATGGAACGCTCCGCGCGAGGCACAAAGCTGACGTCGAAATCACGGGTGTCGTGGGTCCCGAAGACGCTCGAACTGGAACGGGTCTTTGATCCGGCGCTGCGCTACCACCCGCCGATCGACATTGCAGGCATGGTGCCAGACGCCGGGGTGACGGCCAAGGTGTACGAGTTGGAAGAACTGGCGATACCAGTTGAGTGGGGTCGAGACCGGGTCCGAGTGGCGCTGCTGGACGCTGGACGACAGCCCGGAGACAACAACACGCTCGCGAAAGCGATCACCTATCGGCGCGACGCGGCTCGCCGGGGAGCGGTGATTGCCAAGCCGTCCGGGCTCCGGCTGGTGGCCGATTCTGGACCGGTAAACCTGTCTGCAGACAGGTCGGAAGACGAGGTCGGCGATGACACCGAATGAGAACCACCTGTCTGCACCTGTCTGCGTAGCTTCCAGACAGGTTCTACCAGGCACTTTGTCGACCTGTCTGGACCTGTCTGCACGCTTCACCCTGACTGTCTGGACCTGTCTGCAGACAGGTGGCTGTCTATCTTCCAGACAGCCACCTGTCGCGACAGAGTCCGACTCAGGCGCTGTCTGTTATCCACAACCCAGAAAGGAACCCCATGCCCACCCTGTCCGATATCGAAGACCCGATCCTGCGAGTACACGTCGGTCCAGATTGCGGCTGCAATGTTCAGCTAACGCCGCTCCCAGATAACGAATGGCTCGTAATCCAGCACATGAGCCTCTGTTTGCTGCACACCCCAACGCCGGTGATCCTGCCAGTCAGCTTGATGGACCTCATGACGCTCAGCGTGTTGAAGTTCGGCAAACCGCGCCGGTTGCATCCGGCTCGCAGGTACTAGAACATACGTTCGATTAGGGTTCCCAGGTACCTCTCACAAATCGGTAGGGGTCCTACCAACATCTTTGATCGCATCCCACCGGCCCCCGTGCACCCCGGAGGGGTGGGGGGCCGCCCTACATCGCATGTAGTGAGTGGAATCGTACCATATGGGCGATAGTCTTATGGGTGGGTCGGGAACTCACCCGGTCCGCCTACATCAAATGTAGGAACCCAAACCCATTGAAAGGCACACAGTCATGGCTACTAAGCCCCGCACCACTAAGCCCGCGGCACCCGCGGCACCTGCTCCCGTTACGTTCGAGCAGGCTCTCACCCATTACGAGCAGGCTCGCGAGCAGTACGCGACAGCGTCGTCGCAGTCCACCATCATTGAAGCGCGTTGGACGCGGTTCGATAACAGTCTGTCGGCACTCATCGAACAGGGCCGCGTGCTCGTGAATGAGATCGGATCGTTCCTGCCTGACGCGGTGACAGGCACGAGCCTCGCGACGGGATTCCGCGATGAGTCCTCGCCGGTCTACATCGCGGACAAGGACCGTCGCAAGGGAATGGGGTCGGACGCGCACATGACGCGTGCGATCTGGCATTACCGCACGAGCCTGCTCCCGAACTACGCGGACTTGCGGACGTCATTCCGC